AGAAAGTATGCTGCAGAAAATCATTCACAAGCTGAAATTATGACGCATGTAACAAGAAGCATTGCAAGTACGCTTATCAACAAGGGTGAACTGGTAATGTTGTAAACTGAAATTTAGTAAAGGAGATTCGAAATGTGTGATTTTTGCGAGAAATATATAAATGTAAGTTGCAAACATGGGATTATTAGGCTAGGAGCGGAGAATTATATGCTTTTCTGCAACAGCGAAAAAGAGCCGATGGGAGCGATAAAAATAAAAAACTGCCCGCTGTGCGGTAGAGATTTGACGGACAAAAAGTAAAGGAGAAGATAATGGGAGGAATCATAGGAATACTTTTATTGACATCTGCAGCTTTCTTTGCTGGTAGGGCTTCTGAACAGGCAAAGTTATACGGATTAATGTCAGAATTTTTCTCAGATGAAAGAGTCAAGATTGATTTAACTAAGCATTCAAAAGATTTTTACGATGGCATCATTTATCTGGGTGATTATATTTACAAGCGAGTGAAATTAAATCCTTGATAAAACAAAATGTCCTGCACCGGGACGAATCCACGAACACAGAACATTTGTTCTATTCAAACAAATAATACCATTGCTGCAAGTATTTGTCAATGGTCTGTTACATAAAAACAGCGGTACACCCACCGACCAAAGTAAGTTGTACCGCTCTCACGTCTGGGAGTATTATACCACACCGGTGATCCCCAGGCAAGGAATTTGTGGAGGGTTACGGATATGATGGACAAAAAAGAGGAACTGAAGAACAATATCATGCTGAAAATGCGCTATCATCTGGACAGCCAGGAGCTGGATCTGCTTGGAGTGGTACTGACGGATGAGCTGACAAAGGTAGAGGTGGATGCGCCGGAAACAGAGCTTGCTACTGTGGATAATACTAATGAGTATATTATGGATCTCTTTATGCTCAAAAAGGCGCCAAAGCTGTCAGACAAGACTGTCAGGCAGTATATGGACGCGGTACGACGGCTGACGGATTACTGCCAGAAACCGCTCACCCGGATTACCAGCATGGATGTAGATGGCTGGCTTAATAGCATTAAAAGCTGTAACAGCAACACATCTCTGAATAATCAGCGGCGGCACCTCAGTGCATTTTTTACATGGATGAGAAAATCTAAGATAGTTACGGAAAACCCCGTGGAGAGTGTGGAAATTTACCCGGAGATTCAGAAACCGGTAGATCACATGGAAGCGCAGGAGTATGAGGAGCTTAAAACCGGATGTACCCGCAAGCGCGACCGCGCCATGATGGAACTGCTGCGGAGCACTGCCATCAGAGTGGGCGAGATGGAACGGCTCAACGTGAATGACATAGACTGGCGTGCCGGATCCGTATCAGTGTATGGACAAAAGACCCGTACCTATCGGACCGTATACCTTGATGATATTGCACTTAAGTACCTCGGGGAATATATCCAGGAGCGTGGCTGCAGTATTAACAGTCGAGATCCTTTGTTCGTATCCGAGAGGTGTGCGCATGGGAAGTATAACCGCCTGTCGGATGCCGGGATCCGTAGTGCACTTAAGAGCATCGCGAGCAGAGCGGAGGTTGAGCGCCGGGTATATCCCCATCTCTTCCGGAAGACCACGGCCACCAATATCTGTAAGCGTGGCGGAACTATATGGGATGCTGGTCACTACCTGGGACACAAGGATAGGAGCACAGCGGGCCAACATTATGTAGCAGAGGATCAGGAGTGCATAAAATCTATTTTTAGGTTGAGAGTGGCTACTATGTAAAAATTGAATAATAAAAATTAAATTTGACAAAGATATTTTAATATCATATGTAATAAAATAAATTGAACGATACAAGAAAGAGGTGTATACTATTTATAGAGAAAAAAGCTACAAAGGAGAAAACAATATGAAGGTATTTATTAGCTGGTCTGGAGAAACAAGTTTTGAAGTTGCAAAGATCTTGAAAGAATGGATACCTTGTATAATCCAAGATGTCGAGCCTTATTTTTCGTCTGAAGATATTGATAAGGGAGCAAGATGGAGTACTGACATAGCAAAGGAGTTAGAAGAGGCATCTTTTGGAATTTTATGTGTGACGAGGGACAATCTTCAATCGCAGTGGCTTAATTTTGAAGCGGGTGCTTTGTCTAAGGCTATCGACAAAGCAAAGGTGTGTCCCTTACTTTTCAGATTAAAAACTTCAGATATAACAAATAGTCCTATATTACAATTTCAAATGACAGTGGTAGAAAAGAATGACGTTTATAAATTATTCAAATCTATAAATGCATCTCTTGGTGAGAGTGGATTGGATGAAGCTAGATTAGAAAAAATGTATGAAGCATTTTGGCCTCAGATGGAAGCCGCATTTGAATCTATAAAGGTTTCAGAAGGTGAAGAAGAACCAAAAAAAGGAAGGAAAGATACAAACACAGCAATTTTAGAAGAAATGCTTGATTTATTACGTTCTCAACAAATGCTGTTAAGAAACCCGGAGAAAATACTTCCGGTTGATTATGTAGAGGAAATATTGAATCAATCAGTGAGAGAACGAGAAAAGTCATTAAAAAGTGTTATTCCTCATAGAGTATATGTAGATCTTAGAAATGCCGAGATGCGGCTTAACCGTGCTCTCATGGATAAGGCTGAAGAAAATGAAGAATTATATGCAAGAATAGTAGCATATACTCGAGATTATATTATGGCTGTAAATAGATTAATAAAATTTGTAGATAGAGAATATAATATTTTTCATGATGAAAACTAAAATATTAGTAGCTAATAGTAATTAGTGTGCGTTTTATAGATTTGAATTATAATTATTAGCAACATTAACTAGAGCCAAAGAGCCGATACATGGAGAAGTCCGTGTATCGGCTCTTTTTATTTCTCAGGAAGGAGGCAGCAGGTGTCAGCGAAGAAAAATCCACTATGTGATAAAGCGCATGAAATGTATAAGCAAGGAATGAAACTGGTAGACATTGCCGATGCCCTGGAAGTGCCTCCTGGGACGGTGCGCAGGTGGAAAAGTACGCATGGATGGGATGCCGAACGTTCGGCATCCGAAAGCGAACGTTCGGTTAAGAAAAAACAGGTAAAAAAGTATTCTGTTGACGACGGCACGAAGGATACTCTGCAGAATGATGACCTAACCCCGGAACAGCAGATTTTCTGCGTATATTACAGTCGAACGTTTAATGCAACGCAGAGTTACCAGAGTGCTTATGGATGCCAGTATAGTACGGCACTTACAAACGGTCCTGCATTACTCGGAAATACTCGGATAAAAAATGAGATAGAACGTCTGAAGGAATTGAAGCGTCAGCAGATCGTTACAGGCACCGAGGATATAGTAGAACTGCAGATGCGAATAGCATTTGCGGACATTGGCAATTACCTGACATTCAGTGAAAAAGAATATACAGATCCTGAAACGCAGGAGAAGAAATCAATCAGTGCTGTCGATTTAAAAGCGTCAGTAAATACGGATACACAGCTGATCCGGGAGGTGAAGGATGGAAAATATGGTGTATCCATAAAACTGGAGGACCGGCAAAAGGCTATTAACTGGCTTACAAAGTATTTCCTGATGCACCCCGAGAGCAAGTACCGTGCAGAATATGAAAAGAAACGTGCCGAAGCAAATGATAATAGCACAGAGGATATTTTGAAAAACATGCAGACTATAGCAGACATCCTGAAAAATCCGGCAGCCAACCGCAAAATAGAAGACTTCGAGGAGCAGGCAAATGAATAAGCCGGCACCGTTCAGTGAACGGCAATATCAATATTTTCTTCGCTGCATACATAGCTGGTTTAATGTGGCGGAGGGTGGAAAGCGTGGTGGGAAAAATGTGCTGCAGACATTAATCTTCTGCACACTGCTGGAAACACATAAGAACAAGATTCATCTGGTAGCAGGGGTATCAAACGCTACCGCAAAATTGAATATCCTTGACTGCGATGGGTATGGTCTGCTGAATTACTTCGAGGGCAGATGCCGGGAAGGAAAATACAAGGATAGAGACTGTGTGTATGTGCAGACAAAAACCGGAGAGAAGGTCGTGCTGGTATCTGGTGGCGGAAAAGATGGCGACGAGAAGCTGATTAAGGGTAATACATACGGTATGGCATATGTGACTGAAGCAAACGAATGTCATCAGAAATTCCTGAAAGAGGTATTTGACAGAACATTATCCAGCTCTGACCGTAAGATATTTCACGACCTGAACCCTAAAGAGGAAGAACACTGGTATTACACAGATATCCTGAAATTCCATGAGGAACAGCAGGTGCTGCATTCGGATTACGGATATAACTACGGGCACTTTACTTTAGTCGATAATATGAGCATGACGGATGAGCGGATCCGGGCAGTGCTCATTACCTATCAGAAAGACACGGTGTGGTACCGACGTGATATAAAGGGAGAGCGTGCGGTTGCAGAGGGAATCGTATTTCCTAAGTTTGCAAACAATAATGAGCCATATTTGTATGATGAGGAGACAGATCCGTTACTTGAAAGGGATAAAAATGGGAAATTGATACATAAACCATTCAAGGTAACGCTGGGTATTGACTTTGGCGGAAATGGATCTATGACAACGTATGTTCTAAAACTGTATTTTAATAGATATCATGACATGCGGACAGCAGAAGAGGATTTTCTGCCATTGTCAAACGACATTGATGCGGACATGATCTGCAAAAAGTTTGTGGAGTTCTATATCCGATGCAGAGATAAATACGGGAGAATCGACTGGGTGTTCCCGGACAGTGCCAGCACAACAATGATAAACAGCTTGCGGAGTGCTGCAAAAAAAGCAGGACTACCATATCAGAACATAAATGGATGTCGAAAGAATGAAATATCGGAAAGACCAAGAACAATGGATAGGTTGTTAAATACCGGCCGGATAAAGATTAATCGGAAGTGTGAACATCTGCGAAAGGCAATAGGAAGCCTAAAATGGGACGAGGACCATCCAAACCAGCCAGAAGATAAAAATATAGGTAACTGTAATGACTGGTGGGATGCGGAATGCTACACCTGGTTGGATTTTGTGGAGTATGTAGACTTAGACAGGTAAAGTTGCACCGGTGCAACAGAAGGAGAAGAACATGGAAGGATGCGTTAAAAATTTCTTACAGACAAAGGGATATACAGTGAATGATAATGCACTGGGGAAAATTCAGATATGTGATGACTGGTATAGCAACAGAATAATTGAGAATTTTCATAAGCGAAAAACGGTTAATGGACAGCAATATGAGCTGACCAGACTAAATTTTGGCAAAAGATGCTGTTCGGATGATGCGAATCTGTGTGAGGTATTGGAAATCAACGCAGGAGATGGAGATCAGTATGATTTTGTGAAAGAGGTATTGCATAAGAATCAGTTCAATACACAGTACCGCAAGCAACTTGAAAAGACTTCAGCAGATGGAACTGCAGCATGCTATATCAGACTGGATAATGCAACTTTTATGGATGATAACAGTGTAAAGGGTGGAGACATCAAACTGAACTATGTGGAGGCAGATGCATTCACTCCGCTGACGGTGGAAAATGACATTGTGACAGAAGCTGCTTTTTCCGGGAGCACACTTGTCAAAGGAGAAAAGCAGACGACACTTGTATTGTTTACAGTGGACAACGGAAAATACATGGCAGAGACTCATGTTTTCAATAAAAAGGGAGAGGAAGTAGAAGATAAAGCGGTAACAGCACAACTGGGAGAAGTGAAGCCATTTGCGGTAATGCGCAATGCAGAGGTAAACAACCTGGATGATATGATAGGGTATGGATTACCAAAGCTTTGGGATGCGATACCGGCACTCAAGGTAGTGGATTTGTGTTACAATGTTCTCTTTTCAGATTTGGACAAAGCAGAGAAAATTATCCTGGTGAATGAGTTACTGTGTGAATTTGACGACAATGGAAAACCGAAACTGACACCGGAACAGAAAAAACTTTTTGTATTCACAGGCGAGAAGCTTCCGGAAGAAAAGGGAATGATCCAGGAGTATAATCCGGAGATCCGAGTGGATCAGATCACCAAGTCATTTGAGCTGGCACTGTCCCTGCTGTCCATGTCCTTTGGTTATGGTACGAAGAAATACAGCTTTGAGAATGGTCAGATTACCACGGCAACGGAGTATATGGGAGAGCGTCAAGATCAGATGCAGGAACTCAACCGACAGCGTCAGGAGGCTATCCGGTACATACAGGATATCTGTAAGGCAGTGATGTGGTTTGCTAACACATTCCAAGGTAAGTCCTTTACTCTGGATCAGGAGATCCTGGTAGATTTCGATGACAGCTATATTACCGATCGAGAGGCAGAATTGGAACGTAAGCGTAATGACGCGCTTTCCTTCGATATCCCTGAACTGACAATTTGGTATTTGATGGAGGCATATAGCCTGACAGAAGATGAGGCAAAGAAACTGGTAAAAGAAAAGCTGCAGGAGGAAGAGGACCAGCCTACCGGAGAGGATGAAGACTAATGCTGACAAATGAACAGGAAGAGATCATCGGCGAGGCATTGCTTCCTTTGTTTCAGTATTTGGAACACAGTGTGATCGTGGATGTGGCACAACGTATCTTGGCAACAATGGCATATTCCAGGACAGCAGAGATTGAAGCACAGCGCCTTCAGCAGTTAGGGTACAGTCCGGCAAAAATACGGAAAGCGGCAATGAAACTGTTACAGTCGAACCCGGAATTCCGGAAAGAGGTTGCGAAGAATACTCTGGAACATAAGAAGACGGTGAAAAAACTGTTGAAAGAGATTCTGAGGGCGGCGGAGGCAGCAGGTGGGCAGGTAATGCAGGAATCAGCAGACCTGTCCTATCTGGATGATCTGAGAACCTGGAAGCAGGCGGGGAAAGAAATTACAGATAATTCTTATCTGCCGCAGCTGGTGGAAGCTATAAGGAAACAAACAAATGAGAATATGAAAAGCCTGGCAGGATCGACAGGCTTTAATACCATGTCAGGTTTTGAAACGATGGAAAACCTATATAGAAGAGAGTTGGATAAGGCAATGATCAAGGTGTGTACCGGAACATTCAGCCGGGAGCAGGTGATCTATGACACGGTCCATAGCCTTGCAGATAGTGGCCTGCGTACCATTGACTTTTCTTCCGGCTACAGTATGCAGCTCGATACCGCAGTGAAACTGGCGGTGAGAACGGGGTCCGGTCAGATTGCCGCTAAAATCATGGATGAAAACATTACAAGGACTGGAGAAAACCTGGTATATGTATCCAAACACTGGGGAGCACGTAATACCGGTGATGGTCACGCCAACCACGAACAGTGGCAGGGACGGGTATATTACATCAAAGAGGGGGAGGACTACAGTTCTGAGGCAAGGCGGATAGGACAGGACTATATAACAGATCTGTGGAGGGCAACGGGATATAGCGCAGATGGGGATCATGAGAACGATCCTTTAGGCCTGCATGGGTATAACTGCCGGCATAAGCATTATGTATGGTTCATCGGCAGCAGTCTTCCGGATGAGGACCCACAGCCGGATCCCGTCACGATAGATGGAAAAACCTACGATTACTACCAGATTACACAGAAAATGCGGACGCTGGAAAGAAAAATTCGTGCATTGAAGCGTGAGAGGGAAGCAATGGCAGCGCTGGGGCAGGACACCAAGGAAATCTCCGGGAAAATTAAGCAGAATATCAAGAATTATCAGGACTTCTGCAAGGATGCAAAAATAAAGCCGGATATTAACAGATTGCGGTATGAATGTAAAACATCAGATCTGACAAAGACGAAAGCCTGGGAAAAATATAATAATATGACAGAATCGGAAAAGGCTGATACTTACAGAGTAGATAACAATGTCGTGGATATGGATTATATTAATTCTGCAGAGTATCGTAAAAAATTTGATTCTTTTTCCGATAATTCAGAGCTTAATAATCAGATATATACTGTGGCAAAACAGATTCTTCAGCACAGAAGTGGCACGGATTTTGAAGACATGTATCTGATACATGCGAAGAGTGGAACGATAGAAGGATCACAGACTGAAAGTGCAGATATTTTACAGGTAGATTACAATGAATCATTGAGAAATGCTATAAAAAACAACAAGGAGAAAGAACTTATAGCAATACATAACCACCCGACTAATATTTTGCCAGATGGAGCAGACTACGTAAGCCTTGGATACAGAAAATACAGGCAAGGTATTATTGCAACACATAACGGGAAGGTATATACTTATAGCGTAGGGGATAAGCCTTTTACATCAGGAGTACTTGACAGAAGGATATATAAATATCATGGAGCACCGCATTATTTGTCAATGGAGGAAGCACATGTAAAAGCATTGGAAACCATGATGGAGGATTATGGAATAGAGTGGAGAGAACTGAAATGAAGGGAAAAGACTTAAAGGATGTTGTAAAAAAATATAATGATACTCCGGAAGAAAATGAAAAAAAACTGAAAGAAGAGGAAGAAAAGTCTTCCAAACTAAAAGAATGGGTTTTGGAGTAAAAAAATATTGAAACAAACATAAGTTTGCTTTATAATACATCTTGTGAGACACTTAAGCCAACCAAAAGGAGAAAGTTGGTAATATATGAGTTCTAAGTGGTGCAAATGCCCGAAATGTGGTAATCCGCACTTCTTAAAAGTGTTGCCGAATACGAAGATATGTAATTTTCCGGCATACTGCAAGAAATGTAAAAATGAAATAGTGATCAATGTAGAGCCAAGAGCCGATGTGATCAATTCCAAGTGAATTGATCCTTGGCTCTTTTTTGTTCTACGATGGCGGAATGGAGCAGAGGCAGCTCGCCGGGCTCATGCCCCGGAGGTCGCAGGTTCGATCCCTGCTTCCGCAATTTCCCATATCGCAGAAAGTGCGATTCAAAAAATATTTTAGGAGGATAATATGAAGAACATTTTTGAAATCATGAAAGAGTATGGTCTGGAAGTGCCGGAGGACAAGAAAAAGGAATTTGAAAAGACCGTACTGGAGAATTACAAGACCATGACTGACTATGACAATCAGGCCAAGAAGCTGGACGCAGCCAATGAGACTATCAAGGCTAATGATACCGCCATGAAAGACTTACAGGATAAGTTAGACGGATTTAAGGATGTAGATGTGTCTGGCCTGAATCAGAGAATCAATGATCTGGAAACAGAAAAAGCTAATATCCAGAAGGATTATGATGCTAAGATTGCAGATCGCGATTTTAATGATCTTGTGAAAGAAAACATTGCTGCGGCCAATGGCAAGAATGCCAAGGCTATTATGGCGCTGTTGGATGTGGAAACACTGAAAGCATCTAAAAACCAGAAAGAGGATATCGCAGCAGCACTGAAAGCCTTAACAGAAGCAGAAGATAGTAAAATGCTCTTCGGCGCACCGGAGCCTAATCCGGTAGGAACAGGAAATCTGATCGGACAGGTGAGAACCGGAGGTGGATCGAATGCAGATGATGCTGCAATGAGAGCCGCTATGGGATTGCCCACTGTATCGGAGACAAAATAAGAAGGGAGAATTAAATGTCTAACACAATTATTTTAGCAAAAAATTTCGCACCTCTGCTTGATGAGGTGTATCAGAGAGAATCCGTTACCAGAGATCTGACGGGAGATCCCGCAATGGCAAGGGCCGGAGCAAATGCAAAGGAAATCGTATATCCCCAGATTGCAGTAACCGGTCTGGGAGAGTATGACCGTAATAGTGGTTACACGGAAGGCACTGTAGATTTCAAGTGGGTATCCACTGAATATAACTATGATCGTGGTGCCAAGTTGTCTGTAGATGCTATGGATAATCAGGAAACCTATAAACTGGCATTTGGCATGGCAGGTGCGGAACTTATGCGTACCAAAGTAGCACCGGAAGCGGATGCATTTACATTTGCTACTCTGGCCGGAATTGAAGGTATTTCTAAAGGTGAGGCAAAGAAAATTGTCACAGCAGAGGAGTTCCTTGCAGAATTGCTGGAGGCTAAGAATACGATGGATAATGACGAGGTACCGGAAGAGGGCAGAATCCTGTATGCAACAGCCAATCTGCTCAATGCATTGGTAATGATGGATACTTATAAGTCCAAGGAGATTTTGGCGGGATTCACTATCAAGAAACCCGTACCTCAGGGCAGATTTTATACATCTATTGATCTGCTGGACGGTAAGTCTGCAGGAGAGGAAGCAGGACATTATCGAAAGGGTACTGCAAAGTATGAAAAGACTAAGGACATTACACCGGTAACCAGTAAGACATATTACACGGAGAGCGGTGGAGTTTATTCTCCCGTTGCTGGTTCCAGTGCATCCGCTGGGTCTATGTCCTCTTACTATGAGATGGTGCAGGAAGCTGCAAAATCCATTAACTTTATGATCATTCACAAGCCCGCAATCATCAAACATGACAAGCATGTGGTATCTAATGTGATTCCTGCATCTGCAAACCCGGATGCTGATGCTGATATCATCAAGTATCGTAAGTATGGTATTGTGGATGTCTACAAGAATAAGGTGGCTGGTATCTACTTAAGCCACCAGGCGTAGGAGGTAGTATATGAGGACAGTAGGTATGGGAGCAATTCCAAAAGATGCAGCACTGAAACAGGAGATCGCAGATCTGAAAGCCGAGAATGCAGCACTGAAACAGGAGATCGCAGATCTGAAAGCCGAGAATGCAGCACTGACACAGGAGATTGAAGATCTGAAAGCCAAGAAAGCGAATAAAAAGACCAAGGCGGAAGATCAGGATCCCGCAGAAGAGTAGAAAAGGAGGGAGCAGTATGTCTTACATAACGTGGGAGTATTACAGCTCCCTTTATTCTAATATTTCTGACCAGGAAGAATTTGATAAGATTTCAAAAAGGGCAGAGATTAAGTTTAATTCCATCACCCATATGAGGGCAAAGCGGTTTGAGGATGCTTATAACGAGGACACAGCAACAGACTTCCAGCAGCAGGTCCATGTGCAGATCCAGGATACATTTTGCCAGCTGCTCAATACTATCGAAGCGCAGGATGCCTCCGGAATGGGTACCGGTATAGCATCCGTCAGTAATGACGGGTATTCGGAATCCTATAAGGTCACAACAGCGCAGGAGAAGGAAACGCAGCTAACCTCTGTAATACGTTCGGGACTATCCGGTACGGGACTGGCAGGTGCGCTATGAGTGTTCTTTTTACGGATACTATGACAGTCTATAATTTCCATAGAGATCCGAAGACAGACGAAGAAGTATGGCTCAGATCAGTAGTGAAGGGAGTTCAGTGGCGTCACAATAAAACGGATGTAACATCTTCCGGTGGAGTGCAGACGGAAAGCAAGGTTGAGAGCATCACGGTGGACTTCCAGAGGGGATATGGCAACAAACCTTACCTGGATCCACAGAAATTCCGGAAGTTGTCAGCGGAAGAGGCAGCAGAGTACTGGACACTGGATGTACGAACAAACCAGGATAAGCTGGTCCTGGGAGAATCAGAAAAAGAGATAGGAGAACACTATCGCCTGACAGATCTGAAAGAAGATTTCCAGTATGCAGTTACCGTTACGGAGGTATCCGACAATCGTGGAAGAATTCGACTGAAGAACATAAAAGTTGTGGGAAGGTAAAGTTGCACCGGTGCAACAGGTGAAATATGGCAAAAACTGGATTTCATTCTCTGAAAGTAACTCGTAATTTCGATCCGGGTGTATGCATAAAGACATTGGGACTGGAAGAAAAAGGTAGGCTGCAACAGATCTGCGCGAATGAAATATTGAAGTTATCAGATCCATATATCCCATTAGCTGATGGTGGACTTAGTTTAAGTGGACACATAGAAAATGATGCAGATGTTGTGTGGAATAAACCGTATGCACATTATATGTGGGAAGGCATCGTCTATGAGGATCCGGACCTGCATTGCGCGGGTTTCAAGACAGACAATGGTTGGAGATCCAGAAAAGATGTAGATAAGGTGCCTACAAAACGAAGCCTGGAATATGGTAACGGTACACTGCGCGGGGCACACTGGGCAGACCGTATGCTGCAGAATGGCGGACTGGAAAAGATAGAGAAAAAACTTCAGGAGGAGTTGCTAAAATGACGGTATCACAATCCATTATCAAATGGTTGAAAGAATTCTCTCCGGAGAGTATGAAACATATCGATACGGACCGGATGCGTGGCAATGTCAATTTTGCGTTAGTCAAAGAACCTATGACTAATGTGAGAAAGTATATCAGCGGAGTCGAAATCCACAAGGACTACTATCAATTCGTGGTAAGACTGGATACTCAGACGGATAAAAGCTGCATCGAAAACGGAAGCTGGATGGAGCAGTTAACGGACTGGATCGAGGATAGGAACCGTAACAGAAACTTTCCTGATATCCAGGGTGGAACCGTCAAGACAGTAGGAGTGTCAAGCCCGTTTTTTATGGGAGAGAATGGGCAGAACGAAGCATTGTATCAAATGACGATTTTTATCGAATATAAGAAAGGAACTCAGGTAAAATGAGAGAAGATTTAAGGCATTACATTGATACCACTATGGGAGCAGAAGAACCGAAGTATGCGTTGCTTGGCAATGGTGTAGAATCCCTCACAGAGGAGATGAACCCGGAGGAGGATACGAAGCACTATATTAATATGGCAAAGGCATCCAATAAGGTAAAGTCCTATCAGAGAGCGTTTGATGTGGACAAGGAAGACTGTGAAGATGATGACGTACAGAAAATGATCGATAAACTGGTGGATGATCTTCCTGTAGGTGCAAAGGCTCACACATCTTTTGTAAGACTGCGTTTGAAAGATGCGGTGCAGGCCGAGGAGGGAACCTATAAAGCAATCAGGGTACCGTGTACAGTATCGGTTACTTCCAATGGTGGAGATGGCGGGGATTATGTCCATAATGTGCTGAGTGTAAAGCAGGCTGGTGATGACATCAAGGGTAAATTTAATATCGAAACCAATACATTCACAGCGGATTCCGCAAAATAATACAGGTGTTAATCAATATTAACATATGTGGTGGGCGCACCTCTCTGTCGTCCATCACATTCAGAGAGGATGGTAATACATGGAAAAAATCAATGCTATCAAGGGTGGCACAGAAGTACAGGTAAATGACAAGGGAGATACGATTGTCTGCAATTTTGGAAGCCAGGAATTCTATGCAGATTTCACAGAACTGATAGATAATCTGGAAAAAGTTAAAAAATATGTAGCTGCAGAAGAATTTATGAGAAAACCGGAAATAGAGCAGCTTCGGATCATGATTGGAAAGACTAACGAGATCATGTCTGACATTGACAGAGTGTTCGGAGAAAGGACATGTAAGAAGGTATTTGGGGAGATCACTCCAAGTCCTATTCTGATTACTGATTTCTTTGATCAGATCATCCCCATTGCACAGAGATATGCAAATGGTAGAAACAAGGAGCTTTGGGAGAAATACAGCAGAGAAAGAAATGGTGGGAACATAAATCACAATAGGAACCGCCAAAACCGCAGACACCATAAATAGTGGGGGAGACATATGTTTAATATTATGTTGGATCAGCTTCCAACAGACTGGAAAGGATATCCTATTTCGGCTTCTTTCCGGACGGGAATAAAAATGTCCATGTGTATGTCAGATCCTGATTTATCGGATATGGAGCGATTTTATATTGCATCGTATTTGCTTTTTCCCGAGAAATGCCCAGAACCGCAGGAAGCTGCGAAGGCAATTGAATGGTTTATGACAGAATTTAACCATGACAATTATCAGCAGAAGAAAAACGAAGATATTATCATGGACTGGGATATGGACCAGTGGAGAATATATGCAGCTTTCCGCAACCAGTATCATATAGATCTGCAGAAGGCAGAAATGCACTGGTTCGTTTTTATGGGACTGCTGGGGAACCTCCAGGAGAGCTCCCTGACCCATGTAATGGACATACGACAGAAGAAGATCACCTCAAAAATGTCACAGGAAGAGAAAAACGCATATAGGAGCGCTAAAAAGATATTTGCTATTAAGGCACCAAAGGATGAGAAAATCACACCTGAGGAGCAGGCAAGAATTGATGAATTTATGAAATATGCCAAAATCAATAAGTCGACAAAGAGCCAGTGAGCCAGTTGATACCGGATAGGTGTCGGCAGGCTCTTTTTTGATTAAGGAGGCATCATGGCAAAGTACGATACTGAGATCAGATTACATTCTGATCTGGACAATTCAAAACTGGATAAGGGCGCTGAACACATCGAAAAAAAGCTGGATGAACTGGAGGAGAAAGCCAAGGACACCAGCCTGACACCGGAGGGATGGTCAAAAGAAGACTGGGATAAATTCGAGAAGAATTTTGACAGTATCATGGAGCGGAACAAGAAAAAAGCAGAAGAGGCAGCAGCCGAAATGGCCAAAGAAAGTGCTACGGTAGGTGAAACGATTGCTCCGCGGGATGCAGTAGGGTATCAGCAGTATGATTCAGATGCCATTATGGCTCAGATTGATCAACAGGCCAGTGCTGCAGACAAAGTCAGTGAGAAGGAAGAAAAAATTGCTGAGAAGATCAGGGAGCAACAGGCAGCAGAACAACAGCTGATTGATATAAAAAACAATGCTGTGGTAGCTGATCAGAATATGGTTGCCTTGATGCAGGAGCAGGAACAGATTACAGAGCGCATGGCGCTACTGAAAAGGGCTGGAGTAACAGACGGATATCAGGAATATGATGAGCTGTCTGCCAGACTTGCAGAGATCAACAAAGAGGTTCATACAATTCGAAATGGCTTTTCTGAACTGGAATCCAAGGGAAGAAAGGCATTGGATTCCTGCGGAACCAGTGCGAAAAAATCGGGAAATCTGTTATCTACAATGGCCAGCCGCCTGAAGGGCATTTTACTGAGCTTATTTATATTTAATTGGATATCTAAGGGATTTAATGCAATGGTATCCGCAATGAAAGAAGGCTTCCGGAATCTTGCTCAATATTCTAAGGACTATAATGCGCAGATGTCTGCCTTGCAAAGCAGCTGCGCCCAGTTTAAAAACAGCCTGGCAGCAGCATTTGAGCCTATCGTAAATATGGCTATTCCGTACTTGGTAAAGCTTATTAACTGGTTGATCAAGGCGGCGGATGCCGTGGCACAGTTCCTGGCAATCTTACAGGGAAAAAGTACTTACACCCGGGCAAAAAAACAGACCATAGATTATGCAAAGTCTTTGGATACCGCCAGCAAGTCTGCAAAAAAAGCCCTGGCATCATTCGACGAACTGAATGTGTTAAGTGATCAAGGAGGATCTACAACAGGTGGAGGAGAACTGACCGGTAAGGATGCTTTTGAAGAGGCTACGATAGATCCGAAAATGGTGGAACTTCTGGAAAAAGCCAAGAAGTTGCTGGAAATTATAAAGCCATTAGCGATTGCGATAGGAATTGCGCTGCTTGCATGGCGCATAGCAGGATTGCTGAAAGATCTTGGCGGACTTGCACCATATCTGTCTACGGCTCTCGGATTGATTATGCTGATCGCCGGGGCAGCATTGATGGTATACAACTATGTAAAAATGTGGAAAGACGGTGTGGACTGGGAAGGTATTGTAGGATATGTCTCTGGACTGGCACTGGCAGTGACCGGATTACTGATATTATTCGGGCCGGTAGCCGCAGGAATTGGGCTGATTGTTGGCGGAGCAGCGGGCTTGATACTTGCACTTAAGGATATAACTGAGAATGGGGTAAATGCCCAGAATATGACACTGCTGCTGATTTCTGCAGGTGCAATATTGGCAGGGGTGTTCCTTACGCTTGGTGGAGCGGCCACAGTGGTTGTAGGTGCCGTGATGGCTGTGATCGCGGCTATTGTTGGAGTGGTCGTATGGGCCGGTAATGGTGAAGAGGCATTGACCACACTACAGGACATGCTAGGGAAGCTGGGAACTTTTGTAAAGAGAGTGTTTGTAGGAGACTGGAAAGGTGCATTTGATGCAATCGTAGGATTTGCAAAAGACGCTGTAAATATGGGAAATATCATAGCGGAATCTTTTGCAAATGGGTTCATTAAAGCTATCAATTTTATCATTGACGCTATTAATTCGCTGAGTATTGACATTCCGGACTGGGTACCATTTGGATGGGGTGGAAAAAAATGGAGCCCTAATATTCCGAACTGGAATGCGCAAGTATCGCTTCCTCGTCTGGCCAACGGTGCAGTGATTCAGGGTGGGAAGCCATTTACGGCAATTCTCGGAGATCAGCCCAGAGGGCAGACCAACATCGAGACACCATTGGCTACTATGATTGAAGCATTTAAGCAGGCACAGGCGGAAAATGGTGGTGGAAATTATACGTTTGTGGCGCAACTGGATGGAAAGGAAATCTTCCGTGAGACGGTACGGCAGGATAGGATGTACCAGAATACACATGGACAGAGTGCATTTATTTAGGAAGGAGGGAGAACAATGCAGAAATTTGGAGGATGGTTAATTAAGTTTGGGGACGTTGTTCTCCCCAACTCCTTCTTATTGGCGGATGGTTGGGAAAGTACTCCGAATCAGCGTGTGGAGATAGATGCCTACAGAGATGCCAATATTCTATTGCACCGGGAGACATCGCCTAATTTTAAAACGAAACTGACTTTGAATATTAGAGAAATGAATCTGGAAGAGAGAAGAGCGTGGAACAATATCATTGGACTTGCAGAGCTCCCTCAGACGGAAAAGAATCAGAGAAGAGTCAGGTGTACCTACTGGAATGATGAGACACTGGAGTATTCTTCTGGAATTTTTTATATGTCAGACACTACTTACAGCATCCACACATTATCAGAGCAGGAGAGTGACATAGATTACAACGATTTCAAGGTGACGTTGGTGGAGTATTAGCATGGAAAAAAGTATACAGCAGATGTTTTATGATGACTCTGTGGATAAACAGCTGATAATTACATATTCGGGATCCGGCACCACCCTGACCAATGCCGAGTTCCAATCAGAGACAATGACTGTGACAGAGTCCATCTGTGATGAGCAGGAACTTCGGTTCGGCTGCTGCAATGCATCGTCTTTTGAAATAAAGGTACTTGATACGGCAGAGAATTTCAAGGGTAAGAAAATGAGAGTGTCTATCTTGCTTGCAGGTCAGGACGAAGCCTATCAGTTGGGAGAGTATAAGGTATATTCGGACAAGCCGACGGCGGACAGACTTTATAAGGATATCGTAGCCTATGATGCTATGTACGAAATCCTGAATGCGGAGGTGTCCGGGTGGTACAACAGCCTGACTTTTCCGATGACGCTCCGACAGTTTAGGGATAGCTTTTGCTCCTATGTCGGTGTGGAACAGGAAGAGATTACTCTGATTAACGATGCAATGATGGTGGAAAAGACCATAGATCCCGGAGAACTCCCTGGAAAGACAGTCATAGAAGCCATCTGTGAGATCAATGGTTGCTTTGGACATATCGGCAGAAATGGAAAATTACGGTATGTGTTGCTGGAGCGGATGATAGAGGGGCTGTATCCTGCGGATGATCTGTATCCGTCCGATGACCTTTATCCCGCAGATCCGATGGGCACCACAGAGGTATCTCGTAGCCACTATATCTCTTGTCAGTATGAAGACTTTATTTGTCAGCATATTGATAAGCTGCAGATCCGGCAGGAAGAGAACGACATCGGTGCTATCTCCGGTACTGGCAATAACTGTTACATCATAGAGGACAACTTTTTGGTGTATGGAAAGTCTGCGGCAGAACTGCAAACTATAGCCGATAATGTGCTGAGTGTAATCGGTGTCGTATGGTACCGTCCGGCACAGGTGGAAGCCCGCGGCAATCCCTGCCTGGAGGTAGGGGATGGCATCTTGTTGCACACGACTCGGGAGACCATTTATACCTATATCCTGCAGCGCACATTAAAAGGCATACAGGCACTTCGTGACAGCTATACGGCGGAGGGCGAGGAATACAGGACCGGACAGGTCAATGGCATTATGAAGTCCATCATCCAATTGAAGGGTAAGTCGAATGTCCTTACCCGGACAGTGGAAGAGACCCGGCTGGAAATGAAAGATATCGAAAATGACTTATCTACAGAGATAAAAGTGGTAGCAGGAGAGGTTGAATTAAAGGTATCGAAAGATAATCTTATTGCAGAAATAAATCTGACACCGGATAAGGCACTGATCAAGGCTGAGAGGATAGATCTGGTCGGGCTTGTAAATGCAGATGAGATGGTGATCAAGTACGCGACCATCGAAACCTTGAATACTACCAAACTGGAACTAAACAACCTGATTGCCACCAAGGCAACCATCGACTCTCTCAATGCCGTCAGTGGCCGCGTAGGATTACTGGAGGCGGATCATGTGACTACATCTGATCTGTCAGCCGTATCAGCCCGTCTGAGCAACGTGGAAGCCAACTATATCAGCGCCAGCACTGTAAAGGCAGACTACATGGAGGTATCCAACTGGACATCCTCTGGGGTGATTAAAGCGGACAGAATCAGCGCTGCGACTATCGTAAATAAGCTATCAAGCGTTGATCTGGTCAGCGTAAGAGCAATGGGTGTCAGCGGGTACATGAATTATAAAGGTACAGTAGTTGCGTGGAGAACAAAAACCATTAGTGGGACTGTTATAACTTATTTGGGACCGGAGGATTAAGAGATATGAGCAATTTAGAAATCAAGGAATTTAGTCAGGCAATCGCAAATTTTGTAGAAGCATCTCCGTTGCCGGAGGAAGTTAAGCGCATGGCATTGCAGGAGAATTTGGCACGACAGGAACAGAAAGCCAGGGATGCATTGATGGCAGAGATTGCGGCCAGGGATGCTGCCGAGGTTGCAAAACAGGAGGTGAAGCAGGATGCAGAGAGCGTATGACTGGGAAGAGGATTACTGGGAGAATAAACCATCTATCAAAACAGCATTAAATAAGACCAACATGGACAAGCTAAGTAATGCGACTCGCATTATTGACGAGCGTGTGATTACACTGGATCTGACTAAGCTGTCAACTACAGAGGCTAATGGGATGATCACGGGAATTACCATTAATCAGGATAATGGCGATATTACGGTTACTTATTATTCTGGAGCAACCAAGGTATTACATACCCTGATGGCACAGATTGCCATCAACTTCGGCTATGATCCGGTTACCGAGCAGCTTATTATCTACTTAAAAGATGGAACAGAACAGTACATAGATATGTCTGCACTCATCACGCAGTTTGAATTTTTAGACTCGGATACTATTTATTGGACCATCGGGAAAGATGGCAAGGTAAAAGCTGATATAAAGAAAGGGAGTATTACGGCGGATAAGCTGCAGCCGGATTACCTGGCGGATATTACCGTACAAGCAGAAACGGCAACACAGCAGGCATCTGCGGCGGCATCATCTGCAGCACAGGCCAAGATAGATGCGGATCGAGCAGAATCGTATGCAAAAATCACTGAACCTAAGTTCTATCTGGATGAAACCACGATGAACCTTTATATGAAGGATGGCGCAGGAGTGGATTTTGTAGTAGTTGATAATGTTTTATATTGGAAGGTAGCATAAGGAGGACAATGACATGGCAGCACCGGAAGGTTACAATGCTCTCGGAAAAATCGGAATATCTTACAAAGGAGATTACGACTCCAATACCACATATGAGCGACTGGACGCGGTTGAACATAACGGCAGTACATATCTGGCTATTAAAGATGCTCCGGACGGAGCTCCCAGGGATGATAAGGTAAACTGGATCTATCTGGCCAAAGGGTTCAGCGGTGACATCGGAGATTCCGAGATCACTTTTACCGAGGCAGAGAACCGCGAGAACATTAATACGGGCGAGAGCGTAAAGACGGTCTTTGGCAAGATTAAAAAGTTTTTTGCGGACTTGACCGCACCGGCATTTGCACAGATGATCACCACAAAGGAGGATCTGTTAGCTACCAAGGCTACCGGATATGTGCCGGATGCCAAGGCGGTAGCAGATGCATATACTGAGTTAAATGGCAAGTTAAGCACCGAAACTGAAGCCATTGTCCATGATAATATCACTGGCATATTTACATATACCAGAATCGGATATATATGTGTTGGATGCGGTACATTAACTGTCACAAATGATATAGGTGCATACTCCGCTATAGTTAGTAATCTACCACAAACGTATACAGGTAATCCTTATCCTGGTGCCTTTGTTGCGGAGGACAATACTTATAATGATTTTTATATCAATGGATCAGCAATCGTAAACCGTAAGCCAGTATCAAAAGGGCATACGTTGAGGCTATCATGTGTCTACATGTGCCAATAATTATTCAAACAATACCTTCAATATCTATATTAAAAGTATTATTTTTACTTACGACAATAGTGTTTTGCATATAATTTCCGTTCCAGTTAATACCAATTTGATTATTTACATCATGGAAGTATATATTAATACCACTCCATCCTAAGTTATTAATTATATGTGTCCAAGCTGGAATATCTTCTTTTGCCGTTAACTTTGCAATGACACGTATTGTTCGGTTTGTTGAATAAACATAAACACTGCCATCAACATAATCTGTGTTTATTTCCGATGTAATATCACTTATATAAATATTGCCTAACTTGCCATTTAACGAAGTAAATCAGATGGCGGGCGCAGCCACAAGAGCGCCAGAAAGGAGCCCACATGGGTTACATTAAATTTAAAAATAAAGAGACCGTACAGAAGGTCATAGTATCTGAAGAGAGTCCTCATGTGATCAGAATCACCGGAGACAATCTCGTTGTAAATACTGACGGCTTCAGTCTCTATCTGGACGAAGATTGCAAATATCCGCTCGATAATGGTGAGTATGAGGCATACAATACTTTGTTCCGAGAAGGTGACGGCTGGTATGAGCTGTCCGATGACGGATCTGTCTATGTTGAGCCGGTTGCACCGGTGCAACCGGAGCCCACAGAGGAAGAACTGGCAGAAATGGCCAAACAGGAACAAATCCGACAGGTAACAGCACAGATCAATGACTTGAAGGTACAGATTGCTGCAAGCGACTATAAAGTAATCAAGACCTACGAGTATTCTCTGCTGGGAGAGCAGGCGGAATACGACATGGAAACAGTCCATGCTGAGCGACAGAATCTCCGGGATCAGATCAACGCACTGGAGACGCAGCTGACAGAATTAACAGCAGAGTAGGAGGCTGCCAATGAGAGCAAGAGACGGACCCGCGTAATTACATAGCAACCATTGAGCCAAGAGCCGATTACTTCCCTGCCGGGAGGTGACCGGCTTTTATATTTGAGTGAGGTGCGGCAACATGAACGAAACCGAAATGGAACATCGGCTTACAGAGGTAGAATCCAGATCAAAATCCAATACTCATAGGATTGATAAGTTGGAGAGAGTGACGGAAGAAATCCACACCATGTCAAACACAATGATTCAGTTGGTGGAGGAAGTAAAACACACCAACGAGACGGTATCAAGCTTGGATCAGAAGGTTGAAAAGATGGACAGCCGAGTGGATGATATGGAGCGTGCTCCTGGGAAAGAGTGGAGTAATGCAAAGAGAACAGTTTTTAATACCATTGTTAGCGGACTTATAGGAGCTATAACTACAGGACTTATCTGGGCTGCGGTACGGGCATCCCAGATGTTTTAAGAAAGAGAGGATAACATTATGGATTTATCATTTTTATTGCAACTCGTAGACCCCATCATTTTGGGAATCTGTCTGCTGACAGGTTATGTGCTTAAGGAGGCATTTGACAAGTTTCCCAACAAGTTTATTCCGCTTGCATCCCTGAGCATGGGAACCATCATTGCAATCATTATCCACCTACAGGCCGGTATCAATGCAGAGGTTGTATTGGGCGGAATGATCTCGGGACTGGCTGCCACCGGCATGTATGAACTGTTGAGGAATCTGCTGGACTTTGACGGAAAGAAGGAGGAGTAACATGAAACAGGCATTATATAAAGGACCGGACATTTCCAAACACAACGGAAATGTCAACATAAAGAAGGTGCGCGATGCAGGATACAAGCGTATCGGCATTCGGGCAGGGTATGGTAAAAATAACGTTGATGAGAAGTATGTCAGCAATGCGCTTGCATGCGTAAATCTGGGAGTTTTAGCTATTATTTACTGGTTTTCCTACGCTTTTTCTGAGCTCATGGCAAAAAACGAAGGGGACTATTGCTGTGATCAGGTCGAGAAATACTGGGAAAAATGTCCTGTCGCATATGACTGCGAATATGACACTGTACGCTATGCCAGAACTAAGGGGATAAATATCACAAAAGATCTGGCAACGAATATGGCCATTGCGTTTTTGTCGAGAGTAAAGGAAAGAGGACACGTCCCGGTGATTTACACTAATCGGGATTACCTTAAAAATTACTTTGATATGGACAAGATTGTGGCAACGCTGGGAAAGGTGTATGTGTGGTATGCTAGGTACGGAGTGTCTTTGAGCGAAGCTGAACTGAATCTGGCCGATATCTGGCAGTATACGTCCTCTGGAGTTGTGCCTGGAATCAGTGGCAAGTGTGATATCAATATTTTTTATACAGACTTCGAAATGGTGTCAGTACCGGCGGAGCGTGAGGAAGTATGTAACATCAACATCCAGAACTTCCAGGAAGCTGCAAATGCAGATGGGTATCGGGATGAACAAGGGAGAAAGCTGGTCGAAGATGGCAAAGATGGTCCCAATACTCAGTATGTGCGGCGGCAGATCTGCCTGCAGGCGAAGAGAGTCGGGCTGATCTATAAGGTTGGCTCCACAGGAGCGGTAGTTAAGTGGTGGCAGACACGTTGTAACGAGATCCTTGGCGGTAATCAGGACACTGATGGCAGGTATGGCAAGACTGCCAGAACGGAGACAATCAAGCTGCAGAAAAAGCTTAATCTCACAGCCGATGGTAAGGCGGGATATAACAGCCTGCAGGCGGCATTCTATAATTGA